TTTGACATAACCAACGCCGTATGCATACCGGGGCTGTTCAAGAAGCTTCCCTCGACATTCAGCGAGGCTGTAAGCGAAAAGGCGGTTATCATAGATGCCGGAGGCGTGCAGCTAAAGGTTTCACCCAAGGAGGTCACGATAAAGGGAAACCTCAAGGTCAAGGGCACCATCGAATCCGCATAAAGACAAATCCCGAAATGAAAGAGGATATTATTGTATGATTGACATTTTACTGGATGACAGCAGGGACATCGTCCTTGATGAAAAAGGGGACATAGTGGTATGCGAGGGAAACCTGCGGCAGTTTATCAACACAAGGCTCTTATGGATAAAGAACGAATGGAGGTTCAACCCAGACCTTGGATTCCCTTGGTTCGACGAGGTGTTTGTCAAAAACCCCAGCATCGAAAACATCAAGGCAAGGATAAGGGACACGGTGCTTGATGTTGACGGGATTGACGGATGCACCGTAGAGCTTCTTGAATACAACAGACAGGAAAGGACTATAAGCTTCAGCTACACCGCCACGGCGGATGGAAGCGAGGTATACGGGGAGGTGACGCTTAATGGCTGATTACGGACTTACCCCATACGGGGTGAACATCAAAAGGCTTGACACGATACTTGAGGAGATGCATACAGACCTCTCGGATAAGCTTGGTGTCAACACAAGGCTGAATAAGGCATCAATTTTAAATGTAATACTGACAAACGTTGCCGACGAGCTTGCCGAGCTGTGGGAGCTGGGGCAGGACGTATACAACAACACGTACCCGAATTTTGCCGAGGGCATGTACCTTGACAACGCCGCACAGTTCGCAGGCATAACACGTGAGGAACAGGCCAGGTCCTATTACCATATCCTGTGCACTGGCACGGAGGGGACGGTCATACCCGAGAGCACGAGGATATGCAGTGACACAAACCCCGTCACCGAGCTGTGTCCGACTTCCGAGGTAACCCTCTCCAGGGACTGTTTCAACAGGGCTACCATTAAGGCTGTAATTGTTGACGGAAACCCGTTCACAGTCGTCCTTAACGGGGATTCGTATTCGTGTACCCCAAAAAAAGGCACTGACCCCGGGGAGGCGCTCAGGATGCTGGCAGATGCCATAGTGTGCGACGGATTTACCGCGGACGTAAACGGGGAGGGGCTTCTTACCATAAGCTCTGCCGAGGATTCAAACAGCAGCGTCATGGTGCTTTCGGAAAACCTCACCACCGAGGACATAGGGTGCGTGTTCACGTTTGGCACGCTTGAATACGGCGATATATACCTTCCGTATGGCTCAATAACCGTTATCGAGAAGGCTGTAACAGGGCTTGAATCCGTAACAAACGTCGGCACATACATAAAGGGGAGGCTTGTCGAGACTGATTCGGAATTCCGTTCATCGTACATTGACAGGATATTTTCACACTCATCAAGGATGAGGGACAGCATAAGGAGCGCAATCCTTACCAACGTGCAGGGTGTCTCGTCCGTCGAGGTGTATGAGAACTACACCAACCAGGTTGACGAATACGGAAGGTACCCGCACAGCATAGAGGTTGTATGCGACGGGGGTGACGCCACTGAAATAGCACAGCAGATTCTGAACACCAAGGCTGGGGGCATAAGCACATACGGAAGCACCGAGATAGTTATACACGGTGATTACGAGGACGAGATAACCATAAGGTTCAACCGCCCGGAATACGTATACACATGGTTCCACGTACAGCTCACCATAGCCAAGGGTACAGGTATAATAGCCAACTACGCCGACATAGTCAGACAGGTTATTCTCGACGGGATGGAAGGGCTTGAATGCGGTGACGACATAATACCGCAGAGCGCGTTCCTCCCTGAAATATACAGCAGGGTAAGGGGCATTGACTTCGTGGAGGTCAGGATGGGCACTGGAACTGACAAGCCTGATTCATACACGGAGAGGAATATATATGTCACGGAAAGGCAGAGGGCTGTCACATCCGAAAGCAGGATTGAGGTGGTAATAGATGGCTGACTACGGAACAAGGCTGATTAACGACCTCCCTGAGCAGTTCAAGGGAGGTGCCAGGATAGAGGCCCTCATGTCTGTAATAGGAAGGCAGCTAGACGAGTTGAGTGTATTCTACAGCCAGCTTAACCTCCAGAGGTCATTAAAGACAGCCACGGGGAGGCAGCTTGACGAAATAGGGGAGATACTCGTCCTGACAAGGAAGGAGGCATCCATGATAAATGGAAGGGATTCCGACCATGAGATGGATGACACCGACTACAGGGCTGCCCTCGGCTACAAGATAATGCTCAATTACGGAAACGCCACATACTACGACATAGTGCGCGGCGTTAAGAACTTCTGCAATGTCTACCCGATAAGGTACTCCGAGGACAAGGATTCACCAGCCTCGTTTGTATTGGAGCTTGAAATAGAGGAGGGCTCTCCAGTCATACTCCGAAACCTGCTTCCAATAAGGGCGGCGGGCGTTGGGTGCAGCTACCAGTTCAGGATAAGCTCATACATTGAGGTTTCGTCAGACCTTACCCAGTATCCGTATGAAATATGCGAATGCGGCACCCTTATATGCGGAACGCACCCGGTAACCGCTACATTAGGAAACAGACAGGATACGGTAATAAATGCATCATCCGAAGCGGACATGCTGGCTTACGCACCTCCGTTCACAGGCTCGGTTCCCGATACAGCCACAATCGGATTCATTGATTCTTTCTGCATTGGGATTTCTTCTGATATTTCAGACCTCGCATACATTGGATGCTTTGCTGGTGGGGATACATGCGGAACGTGTCCCGACACTAAGACCATTGGATTATCACAATATGCAGTTGTTGATGCAGACAGTTATACAGTTTCTCAGGCATACGACCCTGTATACTGTGGTGATGAGCCTGTAATCTCCCTTCTTGGTTATACAGGATTTGCCACTGCCGCCGCAGGCTCGCATACCGGGCAATCCGCATACGGCGTACCGCCACTGGGCGATGACATCTGCGGTACTGGATACGAGCCTTCAACCATAGGGCGTACCGACGGTTCCGAAATAGGCATCAGTGGCACGTCAGGCTTTGATTTATACGGCACTGTACAGTGCGGTGATGAGCCCGTTGAATCCACAGTCGGCATAACCGGCACGGCATCCACGGCTGCAATGTCCGTGGAAAATGACAGTATATACGAGCCGGCACAGAGCGGCACGAATCCTTCTGATTCCACCACTGGGCAGACTATAAAAACCGCCGCTGAATCAGCCGTCGCCGGACAGCCTGAAGCATACCCTTCCGACCTTACTGGACAGAGGGTTTGCGGAAACGACGAAGGGCTTGCCACATACATAGGGCATACTGAAACAGAAGGTGTTTCCATTGGAGACTCAGAGGATTCGTATACCTATGATTCCGACATAAGCGGTGAAAAACCGTACACCGCCACGTGCGGTGCGGAGGAATCCAACGACGTGTGCGTCACCGTGACTGAAAGCGGAAGCGCCTACACGGCTGGATTCACAGGACAGGAAGACTGCGGCACCATGCCGATAATCACCACGGATATTGAAACATATATTGCACAGGAAATGGTGTGCGGAGCCAAATATTGCGGTGAACCGCAGGAAAGGAGTGACTAATATGGGCAATTATAACAGCGACTTCCTCCATAAGAGGAGGGTTGCATGGATGAACTCACTTGGAAGGTTCCAGGTATATGAGAACAGCGAATGGTCTGACGCGGTTGTCAACTCAATCGCCGTCGAAGGTACCGACATAATTGCATTCGTCTACGCCGCAAACAAGGGCGTGGGCGGTACAATCACCAAGGTCCGTGTGTTTGACAAGGCAGACACCCTGGCAGCCGAGTGGGACGTTTCAATCGAGCGTTCTGCCGTGCAGAACGTCCTTATTAAAATCGTATTACCAATAAAGGAGGTGTAAAGGATGTATACAAGAGAATATTGGAAGGACCACGTTGTTGACCAAAACGGTGAGGTAATCCAGCAGGGAACCCTGCAGGACCAGGCACACTTCAACAACATGGAGACAGGCATAGATGCGGCATACATCGCATCCAAAATAATTATGTTCAAGTCCATCCATGACGTTGGCGAGACTGACGGTGAAATCGAGGAACTGGAGGAAGGCATTAACGACGTAAACCTTTCCACAAGGCTGATGATGTTCAAGACCCTTCAGGACGACATCGCCACCAAGCCTGAAATCCATACTGTTGACCTTGAAATGGGCGAGGATGCATGGCCCTTCAACAACCGTGAGACTACTGTCGCATTGGACATTTTAAGGGAGAACATCTGCTACGGTGTTGACATCAGCGTGCTTGGGTACAGCGGTGGAAGGCTTGGAAGCATAACTGTTGCAGACAGGGCTCTTAACGGTTTCAAACTTATCCATGACGGGAGCGCCAGCCAGGTCCGTGTAATCCTGCGTATTACAGGCGGCATGGACGAGGCTGCCAATAAACAATAAAAAAAGGAGGACAAATCAATGAAGATTGTTGAAATGAACAGCGGGGAGAAGGTTGACTACTCCCTAAAGAAGAACAAGCTCACCCTGAACGACGAGCTTACATTAAGCCTAGACAAGTACCAGAGGGACTACGAGGTCACCAAGGACGTTATGGCTGACGGGGACGGCTCCCTTGCAATAGGAAGCGGAAGGTATTATGTTGCACAGGTTGTCATACCGGCAGCGGAGTATGAGGAGACAGTCGAGGAGGCTGCGGAAGGTGAATCCGCTGGAACAGACAGTGATGGGGCTGTTGCCAGTGAATCCGCCGATTCACCGGAACCAGGCACTGACAACGGAACCATTGAAGGCTCTGGAAACATAATAACAAGGACCAAGAAACCACTCAATACTGATGATGTCGAATTGAGGCTTTTCAGCATTGAAGGAATATTAAATTAAAAATGGAGGAAAAAAGTATGGGAAATTATGACTTGGCAGACCTTGCCCTTAAGAGCGTCTGCCCAAACAATGCACTAAAATATGATGACAAGGAGGCCCCTTCCGTTATGGTATACATACCTAAATTCAGGATATGTGACGTACTCAGCTCAACGGACACGTCAGTCCTCCCTGCATTCCGTGTAAACGGAAAGGAGATAGACGGATTCTGGATTGGAAAGTACCAGACCGTGCACAGAAACGGAAGGGCTTACAGTATTCCCGGCGAGGACCCTGCAAACAATGCAAACCTTGACACCTTCGTGTCATATGCAAGGGCTAAGGGAGACCAGTGGCACGAGGTTACCAATGCGGAATGGGCTGCAATAGCATTGTGGTGCCATAAAAACGGATGCGAGCCTTACGGCAACAACAATTATGGAAAAGACACACGTGAGTCCCTTTACAAGGCAATCCCTGCAAGCTATGACAGCAATGGAAAGATATGCAGGGTTCTAACAGGAACAGGCCCCGTGACATGGAGCCATGACGGCACTGTTGAAGGAATCTTCGACCTTAATGGAAATGTGTGGGAGTGGTGCACAGGCTTAAGGCTTGTAAAAGGCGAGGTGCAGGTTTTGAAGGACAACAACGCGTCAGACCCTACTGCAAACCTCTCTGCAACATCATCAGAGTGGAAGGCTATAGACGCATCCACTGGAAGCCTTGTAACACCCGACGGAAAAGGCACGACATCAGGCACCGTAAAGCTTGACTATGTAAACAGCAAGTGGACATTCGTTACAACTATTTCAAGCGCCGTGGACAGTTCGAGAAGCTGCCAGTTCAAGGATGTAACCGCAGGCAGTGCAATCGGTGATGATGCAAAGCTCCTCCTACAGACCCTTGCACTTCTTCCGGACACAGAGCTTACAGGAGACGGAATAGACCCAACATACGGAGGGGATTACTTCTGGGCTAACAACGCTGCTGACGAGCGGTGCCTGATTCGTGGCGGCCGCTGGGGCAATGGCGTTGACGCAGGCGTGTTCGACGTTAGCCTCGGCAGCCCTCGGTCTTCTTCCGGCACGAACGTAGGCGGGCGCTCTGCTTTGACAAACGCTGACTAAGCCACGCAAACTGAAAACTGGACGCTGTATACTGCGGGGGTGCACGGGAGTGCACCCCTGTATTTTAAGAAAAAAGTAAATACAAATATAAGATGAAAGGAGCAGGGAATGGGAAACAGTTACATCCCAAGAGGGCGCAACACGAAAAATTATGGTGGAAGCTACGAGGTTCCCGAATCCGACGGACAGGCGTGCATAGAGCCGAGAAAGTTCATAGTCAAGGAGAAAATAAAGGACATGATGAAATACGGCATGCCGCTTCTTGACAAGTTCCCGAGAAGGAACAGGAAGATGGCTGACATGATGAGGGACTCCATGCTTGCAATGTACAGGTATTCCACGGAGATAGAGAAGAAAATCTATAAGAAGACCACCCTGCAGAACCTGGATGTCGAGCTCTCACTCCTTAAGGGGCTGGTGGTAATGGCATCCGACAGGGATTATTACGGCCATAATTACGCACCACCGCTTTCGATACACGAAAGGGAGGTCTGGGCTAGGTATAACGACGAGATAGGACGCCTTATAGGGGGATATAAGAACTTCCTCGATTCCAAGGACCAGAACAGACAGGAAGATTAATATACACAGGGAACTGTCCATAGCGGTGCCTGAATCGTGGCGGCAACTGGAACAATGGCGTTAACGCAGGCAAACACGGCTATTGCGTGATAAATGCGTAGCAATAGTCTTACCGTCCGTAATGAAACCACCAGGTATATTACGGACTATTAGTGAAGAAACAAGCTGGGAAGCCGTCTGCAACGGCAATCAGAGAGTGAAGTACGGGATTAAAATACCGAACAACCGCAACGCATAGGGAATGAACCTTCCGCTGAGATGCGGGAGAATATAATTTCCCCACGAGGCTTCACTACCGGGTGGTACTCCCGCAGAGGGAGTGGTAAAAAGTTATGCTGGGCTGCATTGCAATGATGCAGAACCTGGGATAAAAAACCCAGGGATAACACAACGGTGTTCAACGTTAACCTCAACAACCCTCGGTCTAATTCCAACACGAACATAGGCGGGCGCTCTGCTCTGCCCTTCGGCTGAAAATGGTGCGCGGTTTCAAGGAACCGTGCAGAGACCGGAGGCCAAAGGGGACTGTTTCCTTTCCATTTACGGATGGAAGAAATGATGGAACACCGTGGAGACGGGAACGCCACACACGGGAACATAAAGGAACAAAAGACAATAAAAACCCTTGATAATGTTTTTGACAACGTAACAAGCTTTGAAAGGCTGTATGATGCATACCTACACGCAAGGAAGCAGAAGAGGTACCGTGACGAAGTCCTGAAATTTTCCTCAGACCTTGACAGCAACCTGTTAAGGATACAGAAGGAGCTCCGTGACGGGACATTCCGTTTCGGACCGTATCGCAAACATTGGGTTTATGTTCCAAAGAAAAGACTTGTAATGGCTCTGCCATTTGAGTCGCGTATCGTCCAGTGGGCTATATATCTGGAGCTGAATCCCTTTTACGAAAAACTTTTCATAGAGGACAGCTACGCCTGCAGGGCGGGCAAGGGCTCGCTTGCGGCTGTGCAGAGACTCCAATACTGGATGCGTGGTGCCGAGTCAAAGCAGGGTGACTGGTATACCTTAAAGCTTGATATAAGCAAGTATTTCTACCGTGTAGACCACGATGTACTCCTTGACATTTTGGGGCGCAGGATATCCGACCCAAGGCTTATGCAGCTGATACGGAATATCGTATCTTCCGACGGGGAGAAGTTTGGTCTTCCGAGATTCACGTCTGCGGAGGACATCCTTGCCGAGCAGTGGCTCGGGGACGTCGGGATGCCTATCGGAAACCTTACAAGCCAGCTCTTTGCAAACATCTACCTCAACGAGCTTGACCAGTACTGCAAGCATATACTGGGGATAAGGAAGTACATCAGGTATATGGACGACATTGACATTACTGCAAGGACAAAGGCTGACGTGGCACGGTACAGGGAAGAGATACCAAGATTCCTTATGGAGCACCTCCACCTCGACCTTAACTCCAAGACAGCCATGAGACCCCTTGACAGGGTTGAATTTGTCGGGTACATAGTATCCGCAAAGAACCTGAAGCTCAGGAAGCAGACAGTCCGCAGGATAAAGGGCGCTTACCACGGTATATGCAGGAAATATTTTGAAGGTGAAATGACAAAGGTTGATTTTGACCGCAGGACCGCATCGTACAAAGGCATGATAAGCCATGCGGACAGCGACAAACTCAGGAAACGCCTTAATGAAATATACATATTTGAGAAACAGAAAGCCGAAATGGCTGCCTGATTACCAGGCACCATAAAACGGCGGGAAGGAGACAGAAGAGGCATGTCCACGACGGAAACAATAACGGCACTTGTAGAGAGACAGAGCTTGGTAATTTCGGAGCAGTCCAAAACAATCAACGAGCTGTTCCAGCTCCTTGCACAGCACATGGCACCCGAAGAGCTAGACACGCTCCCACAGGTTGCAAGAATCAACACACTGGCGGGGCTGATGGACTAGCCCGGAAGGAGGGCGACAACATGACATTCAACGAAATGATAAACAGCCTGGGGCTTACGGGAATTACTGGCATTATGGTAATCCTTCTTACGCTTGTCCAGGTGGCACCTATTAAGATAAACCCGTGGAGCAGGATTGCAAGGGCTATAGGCAGGGCGCTCAATGCGGAAATAAAGGAGATAATCGAGGAGAACGAGGCGACAAACAGGCGCTACAGAATCCTGCGTTTTGACGATGAAGTCCGCCACCACGTAAAACATACGGAGGAACACTTCAACCAGATTCTCGGGGACATAGACCGTTATGAAAATTACTGCAAAAGCCATCCAAACTTCCCGAACAACAAAGGTGTTTCCGCAGTAAAAAACATAAAAAGCACATGGGAGAAATGCAAGGAAGAAAACTCATTCCTGGTGTAGGGAGGTATACATGGACGAAAAGCATAATGGGAAGCCAAAGAACAAATTAAGCGGGCTGGACAAGTACCTCATATTTTCGTTTGCCATGATAACCGTGTTTACAATCGTGCAGACAATAATAACCGCCATCACAGGCGTGGAGCAGTCCACCCTTATAACCGCATACTTTGCAGTGTATGGGGGAGAGGTACTTATGTGTGCATTAATAAAGCGATTTAAATTAAAAGATGAAAGCGAGGAAAATAAAGATGAGTGAAATACTGTTTTACCTTATACAATTAATCATTGCGGTGGTCGTACTGCTTGCCACAAAATACGCTGTTCCATATTTAAAAGAGAAGATAGGCACAGAGCAGTTAATCGTGGCGGAAAAGTGGGCTAAATATGCGGTACTGACAGCCCAGCAGACACTCACAGCATCTTCAGGCACGGAGAAAAAAACCTATGTAACAGACTTCCTAAAAGAGCTGCTCACGGCAAAGAACATATCACTCACTGACGAACAGCTGAATATACTAATAGAATCAGCAGTAAAGGCAATGAAGATGGAGGGTAACACATGAAAGGCATAGATGTAGCAAAATGGAATGCGATAAACGATTACAATGCAGTCAAGAAAGCTGGTGTTGAATTTGCAATCGTTAAGGTTATAAATTCTAGCAATAAAGCAGACAGCTCGTTTGTAAAGCACGTTGCAGGCTTCAAGAACGCAGGCGTACCCTGCAATATGGGCTATACATATTCGTATGCCAATACAGAGGCTAAAGCAACAACGTCAGCAAATGCGTTTGTGAAGTATGCAAAAGAGCAAGGCATTAATTATATGTGGTTGGACCTCGAAGATACATGTATGAGAGGACTAGGCAGTAAGTTGGTAAACATCATCAATATATACAAGAAGATTGCTGAAAACAACGGCATGAGCTTTGGTATTTACACTTACGCTTATTACTACAACACATACATCAAGCCTTATATTAGTCAGCTTAAGGATATACCGTTTTGGATTGCACGTTATCCAAGTACAAAAGATATGAAGATAACCGACAATGTTCCTGATAAGAGCAATTTGCCGACAGGCATTGACATATCAGGCTGGCAATATTCGAGCAAGGGCAAGATTAATGGAATTACAGGCTATGTTGATTTAGACATATGGTACGAGAATAAGACCGTTAAAACAACCACAACAACCATTACAGCCGATACCAATCCATTTACAGAGCCTACAAGCGACTGCAAAATTGGCACGTTGGGAAATGATGCCAACTGGTGCCTGTGGTATTTGTGGAGGTTTGGATACTTAATAACCAACGGCAAACCAGACAGCACGCTCATCAATGGTGTATATGGCAAAGATACAGCGGAACTTGTAAAGACAGTGCAGAAACTTCTAGGACTTAAAGCCGATGGCATTGTAGGGGTAAAGACTAGGGCGATATTTAAGAAACTTGCCTAGGGGGGTACAGAGTATGAAAGCAATATTGATTGTATCGGTCATTGCAGTAACAGTCTGTGTTTTCGCAGGATTGTATATTGCAGGAATCTACGCAGTATACTCCTCTAAGAAATTTATGGATGCAGAGCATATATAAATTTCACATAATATAAAATGAGCGGTTCGAGTAGCATATATAAAACTACTCGACCGCTTATTTTTTTGAAAAAAGTTAAAAAATCATTGCAAAACTATTGACATATGGGACACCATATGATATACTATAATTGTAAGGAGGTGAAAGGAAATGGGAAAACAAAAGAAAAATAAAAAGTCCGAAAGCGAATTTAAGACCTGGACAGTCGGAGCGCTAACGGACTTGATAATCGGCTTAATACTAATCCTGATAGACAAGCTGATTAATTGAAAGGGAGGGGCGCAAGCCCTTCTCTTGGAAAAAATATAACACAAATTCCCATTTTTGTAAAGATGTTGAAAAAATTAGGAATCTATTTTATAGCAATCGGGATTGCCAAGCTGGCAATCGGCTTCATAATCGAAAGGAGGCGGGACAATGCCAAAAGGTAGCCCGAGCAAACAGACCATAGCAACTGAGAAGTACAACAAGAAGGTAGGTCTTATGAATAAGACCTACAAGCTCCGCAAAGAGGTCGTGGAGGAATTTGCCCATGCGTGCGAGGTGGCTGGCGTGAGCCAGTCGGGGCAGCTTACCGAAATGATGATTGAGTTCGTAAGAAAGGTAAATGGAAACTGA